CTATCTAAAAGATCTTTTACTTCTTCTTCTACAGTCTTAACTTGCTTATCCATTTTAGACAATGGACCGGGCATGAATCCTTCAGCAACCGCTCTATCTTTAAACCTTCCTCTTTTTTGTTGAGTAGCTATGTATGCTTTAAATTGCTCATCTTCCGACCGCATAGACATCGGAACTTTAGGAATATTACTGTATAGTTTATTTGGTATAGAAGAACGATTAAATGGCTTCCATGGTTCGTGTAAAGTACCCTTAGAATGCGCTCTTGTTTCTAGCTCCGCACGAACATCCCTTTCAAACTGAAGATTTTTACGCCTTTTTTTGGCTGCACGAATAATAGGATTTTCTTCTTCATCGTCGTCTTGTACCAACCCTCCTTTTCCTTTTCCTCCTTTAGCCGTAACCGTAATGTTGGATAATAACTTATCTAGCTTATCATTAAACTTATTTGTAAACTGGGTGAGGATAGTATCAAAACGACTGACAAATGCACTTAGTTCATTACTCAGCGTTACCGTAAACGCTTTACCAATGTCTAAAGCTTTAATAGTTGTTTCTACAGAGGATAAAGCTGTATGAAGTTTATCCAATGCAGCTGTAAGAGGAGCAAGAGCGTCGGCTCCTCCTACAGGTGCGCTTGGTGTCATGCTAGTGGCATTAACTTCAACATTAGTTCCGCTTGACATGGTTAATTATTTCCCACTGTTTAAGAGCCTGTTGAGGAGTTTGCCCTGATTGAATACACGAAGCAATGAATTGGTTTCTTTCTCTGATCTTATTTCTTACAGTTCTATAAATAGGAGCAGGTGCAGGTATAGGTTTTGGGTTACCCTTACTGTCTCGTTCCCTTAAATAGATACTATAGATTTGATAATCAGTAAGTTCCGCAATTTCATGGAATCGTAGATTAAGTGGCTCATCCGTCAGGACCGCATATACAGCAGCGGGATTAGGCATTTCCGCTGGATCAGCAGCTACTCGGATTCCTTTTGGGTGGTCTCCGTCTCCACCCTGTTCAGGTTTGGGAAGCTACTCTCCATAACCAACCTAATCAGAGTACCCACTTCTAGGGGGTATTCCATGATCATACTTTCGGCTTTCTGAAGTGGGATATTCCCACAGATGTGAAGGATATGAGATAAGCCTTCAACAGTCGGAAGCCAGTTCTGACACATACGATTACTAAACGCATAGTGACCTGCCACAATGCGATCAGAATACGCTCCGTATGCAACAGCGTACTCTTCATCAGACATTTCCGATTTGTCTTCTTTAAGCAGGTTTCTTGCTTTTGTAGCAAGAGCTTGTTCCAACGCTGCTTTAACACGCTGATCAATATAGCGAAGCTTTACCTTCTGTCCGCCAATCTCAGCTTCAATAGGACTACCTGCATTCCCAAGATTGGGTCCCACATTTGGAGATGCCATGATTCACCTATGATTAAAATTCTTCTGGTGGATCCGGTTCTTCAGGAAGTTCTTCAGAAATTTCCATTCCACCATCTATATTATACGGGAACTCCGCAGCATCCGCAGTTAAAGGTGTATATCCTAAACCAACAGGATCTTTTTCAATATACATCTCATCATCAAAGGGATCAGGAGTCATTGAAGAGTATTGAATTTTTCCTGTGATAGTCATTTGCCAAGCGTTTCTGACATTAGCACCTATGTCCAAATCAGTAACAAGAAATGGAAACGAGTACCATTTTGTACCAATATCGCTTGTTGTAGTTTTAACCCATTGTTGTTCAATCAATAAGTTATAGTAACCGTTAACTCTTATACCTGTTAAAAATTCTAGGGGTACATACCCATTAAGAGTTACTGTACCATCCACCATACCTAAAGCGGATTGAGAAGCTGTACTGAATACATTACTACGATCAATAGGTTGTCCACTTACTTTAATACTCCATTCAAAGTAAGTTTGACCACCAGCCTCACCTCCATATACAGGAGGTGGGTCAAGACTAACCTCATCTCCGGGATATGGAGGAATAGGTCGCTGAGTCAAACTCAGACGACAACGATTACCTGTAGCTAACGCTCCAGCCATTAGAGACTTGTTCCTATAATTGCAAGCTCAATGTAAGTGGTCAGCGTAGAAGACAAGTTGGTAATGGTAAGAGTCTTGTGAGTAGCATCTACCACAGTCAACCCACCATCATCCAATGTAATGCCTCCACCAGCTTTAACAGTCAGTACAGGTGCAGTTCCAGTATAGAACCACACCAGACCGTTGGAAGCTCCGGGAGTCATTGTAATGTTAGCCGCTGAAGTAGACAAGAACAGTTTCTGTACACCAGTAAACACTACTGATTCATTGAGCAGGTTGGTTACTGCTCGTAGGTCAATAGTCAATGTACCAGAAATTGCTAGCGTTCCTTTGTATACATAGATCTCATTAAGAGATGCTATGGATACTGGGGTAGACTTCAGAACTTTGTCAGGACCCTGTTGAGTCTTGACAAAGCCTGAGGTTGAAGATTGCTGAGTCCAGCTAATCTGGGATTGTACACTAGCTTTAGAAAGAGACATTAGGGAGCCTCTGGTTCAGGTTCAGGTGGTGTAGGAGGTACTGGAGCAGGGGGAACTGGATCAGGTTTTGGAGTTTTAGGAGGAGCAAACCTATCCACTCGGGAAGGTTCAGGCTTCCATTCTTTAACGACTTCTTGTTTACGCTTTTTCATTCGCTCCAAGTAAGTCAAAGGTTCTGCACCAATAGCTTGTTGTGAAGCAGCAGCAAACGATGGGGGAGGTCCAGCGGTAGCAGCTGTAATCGTGTATTCCAATACGCCACGAACATTCAGACTGTAATTAACGCTGTTGATACGACAATAGTATTGTTCTTCAACAGTACCTATATCATCGTTTCCTACAACAGGATACAATCTAAATTCTACTCGTTGACCAATAACAGGAAGCGGTACTACAGAGGAACCTCCCGGTACTCCTGTTTCGCAAGAAGGATAACCCCTAGCTTCAATACTAATTTTATTGTAACCGGGTGCTACTTCTTGAGAAGCTACACTTCCAGCTGTACCTGTTTCAAACAATTCTCCATTACCAAATTGATTGAAAGGTCCCCCTTCATTAGGATACCTAGAAGTAAAGTTAGTACCATCAATGGCATCAGTACTTCTAGTAGCGGTCCATTCTGTCATAGGAAGATCAATAGTAGTTGCACCAATTACATAAGTAATGGCACCCTGTCTTCCTGAAAAAGATACTGAATAGGACATGGGTTATATCTCCTTAGAGGTTGGTGTAAGCACTGCTAGTACCAGTCATTTCATACTGCCAAAAACCTTTGACATTTACAGTTTGTTTCATACTGGTAATCAATACTTGATCATTATGTACTACACGATAAACAGGAGCCCCTGCTACATACACAATGTAACCTAATTCTACTCTACAATAGATACCAGAAAAATTAGGTCCAAACCCACTATCAAGCATATTGTAAGTTACAGGTCCACTAAAGGTAAAGTCGGACTTGTAGATGCTAGGTACAGTATCTTCCCAAGTACCTAATGGAGTCATTGCATTGGTATTCGTAGTATCTACGGAATCCATAGTGGGAGTGGCTGTCCAATCCGTAATATCAAATGAAGTAGGTTCTGCTGCGCCGGGAAACTGTATTGCAGCATACCCGTATTTTCCTGTGACTACTGCCATTGTGCAAACTCCTTAAGGTAGAGTAGGGTAACCCGGTCGGGCTTCATCAGTCTTGTAACGGACATTGAATGTACTGGTCTGGTAGTTAGTCGCAGGTCCATCTGAAGGAAAGTAGATAGGTAATCCCGGAGTAACATCCACATCCCACACTTCTGGAACATTTGGTAAAAACAACTGAACCAGCGTGTTCCTTAAAGTCTCTCTAAGATCCAGAGAGGTAGTAAGTCCTGTGGTGTACTGCCGGTTGCCTGTTTCTACTAAAGCAACCCCTACACTGTAAGAATAACATATTCTTCCGAAGTATTCCATAGCAATTGCTTCAGGTTCCATTGGAGCAATAATAATGGAAGGAAGATCATCCCCTTCAAGAAACGCTAATTGCTTACGAATAACAGTAGAGGGTAAAGTACCTACGCCATCTATGCGAGCTTTTACCCCTGTGAGTATTGCGTCGTAGATGCCAGCCATTATAGCGTTCCTCCAGCATCTATGATTGCAGTAATAATCCAGCGGGATTGAAAAGTAGCCTCTTCAATAGCTAGTATGCGAAAACTACGGTTAAATATATCGCCCAGATTCATTGGTCCAGATACAATCACAAGTCTTCCATTTACTTGAGGAGGAACACTTATGGAGTTGGACCACATACAAAACTTGGTAGATACAGAGCGTACATTAGTATCAGATATTTCCGCTGAAACATTGGCAGCAGGATAGACTTTGACATTATCCACAGTGTACACAGTTCCATTAGGGTCCGTGTAAGTCACTGTGGACAGGTTATCAAACAGAATACTGTCTTCTGTAAGATCTAACATTATTAGTTAGGCACCCATTTGATACTAGGAGTAAACCTTAAGCGTATGTTGAACTTCTGTTCAACCGTTGATTTGATGTCGTTAAGGGCATCAATAGGTCCCAGACGACCTTTCTCTTGAAGCTTATCTGCATAGGAAGTAGAGCGAGCCTTCTTCCCTTTTTTCAAGCCCATAGAGCGGTTGCCCTGATGCTTGTACCCAATAAAGACTTTATCTTTACCAGATACTTTAAACCCTACGCTACTTCGGAGATTCCCTGTTTCGGATTTAGGATACTCTCCCGGAAGCGAGTGGTTTTTCTTTTTCCCATTACAGGGTCTGCTTAACTGAGCCCTAAGGTGTACAGAGGCTTCTCTACCTAGCTGGGTAAGTATAGGGCGTAGATTAACAGGTTCGGTAGGAGAAGTACCTCCTACCAAACTACTGAGGAATACAGCAGCACTGCTACCTATAGACACTAAACTTGTACCTCTCGGTAAACCAGATGACCACCAACCGCTACCGCTGCTCCAAGATTCAAAACCAGTGCTTGACCTACACCAGTTTCCATTACTCCATGTTCTGCCATGTAAGTACCGGCTCCCATTACACCCTGTCCAGATCCAGCAACAACCATCGGCATAGGACCGCTGATTGAAGTCGAAGCTCCAGACTTCCAAGTAACAGTAACCGTACCAGCAGCAGCTGTGCTATACCCTACAACACGAATCTTCTTTCCAGCTACAGCAGCTACTACTGTGTTATCGCCAGAAGCACTTGCATTGATTACTGCATACTTTACAGACATTAGAGGCTCCCTACCCTAGTGATTCGTTGAAAAGGACCCTGTAGTTTTTGACGCAGCGCAATAAGTTCAGTCATAGTACGAGTCAAATTTAACAAGTAGTCCGCATGATCTACTCGTTGACCGTCTACTTCATAATTTGGTTTTGGATTAGCACTAATCTCCGCAATCTTTGCGGCAAGAGTAGTCATTGATCCATCTATCAAATCAGCTTGACTTGCCATAATGCTGAACCTCCAAGATAGTAAACTCGGAAGAATCCCTAGTCATAGACAAATTCAAGTCTGACTTATATCGTTCTACAGCTTCCCTAGGACTGTACGCATTATACTGCCTTCTAGGTAGCTCTTTCAATTGAATCATGTACAATTTTTGACTATCATAATCTTTCCATTCTTTGGTTTCATAACTTTGTTTGTACTTAGCCATCATTCTCTCCTTATGAAAAAAGCCCCACCCACCTGTTTGATGGATGGGGCTAATTGAAACCTAGTCTGCTAGGATTAGGCCGAACACTTCATCGTGTGCCATGGTGACCACACAGAAGCGATACCCCTCTCATGAGCAAAGTAGGTGCTGACAATCCCACGATCCAGCATATTGTAGGATTGAGCAGAAGCTTGCTGCACTTGCAGAGGATAGTTCTGCATATACTTGAAGCTCTTACCCTTCTCCATCATGAACCAAGTGGAGGTGGCAGTGTCGTAGTTAGTCAGCTGTGCGTAGAGTTGTTGCTCAAGCAACGGACTGGTGAGGACATCAAACATTCCCGAGTAGGGGTTGCTGTTGGTGTCAGACACATTCAGCGGATTACTGGTCGTCTGAGGAGTGGTAGCTCCTGCACCAGTACGACGCTGAGTCATGGTTGCATTCAGGATCAGGTTGGCGGTAGCCAGCTTACCCGGAGAAACCAAAACCACATTGGGGTTGATCAAGATACGCTTGGTGGTATCAGGATCAGTAAAGCGACTGAACTTCAACCAAGCTGCTTGGATGTTGGTCCAGTCTTGGAGATCGTTGCCGGTCAGGGCGTTGTCATAGCCAAGGTTGTTGGCGTAGGTGTTGTAAGCAGTTCCCTTCCAGTTGAAAGGATTGTTTACACCAATGATGGTGTCAAGGATTTCGAGTTCCTTGCGATAAGCAAGTTGCTCACCCAAAGCAGCAGCATTCCGAAGAATGTCACCAGTGAGGTCAAAGAAGACTGCTTCTTTGAGGATGTCAATCGCCAGAGCGTTTTCACGGGTCTCTGGAGTTTGAATCCAACGCTCACCGAACTGGGTCCTAGGATGAGGTTCACCCGGAGCCCTACGCTGCGACACATCACCAATGGGGTTGATGCCGATAACCTTCTGACCGTTGAGCTTGGTAGCTTCAGCAGGCATGAGCTTATCGCCGATGAAAGCAGGATTCTGGAAAGCTTCCAAAATCTTGACTTCGATCAGACCACCAGTGAGGATGGTGTAAGCGTTGATGTTGAGGAACGCTGAAGGATCAATACCGAATCCGGTATTTTCCAACAGAGCCCGACGATCACCGGGTTCTACTTGTTCGACCAGCGAACGAGCAAGGGTCATCTTGGAAAACAATTCGCCTTGAGCAGGATCAAAGATTGTTTTCCAAGAACGACCGCAGATACCTTCTGCAAGTTCTTGAAGAGAAAAATCTTCAGGACGAACCTGTTGTTCCTTAAGGGTGCGGTTGCCAGCACGGTCTTTGTAGTCGTTACCATTTGCATCACAAAGTCCAAGCATATGTCGGATTTCGTTTACAAACTTGATACGACCGTTACCACCTTCATTAAGGCGGGTCTCGTACAGATCCCTAACTTTGAACATATTCAACATTGTATAAACTCCTTAAGGGTATGGGTTAGTTCCTGTCGGCAAAGGTAAAGGGAGAAAACTTCCCTACCAGCCGAACACGGATGCGAGTCACCGCAGTAGTGTAAAGGGAAACAACATACCCGATGATTTGGGCAGTAGTGCTGTTAGAGGCTACAGTGTAGTCACCAGTTGCACCAGTAACGCCACCAACAGTAGCACCAACATTGAAAGTAGCAGAAGCAACATTGGCTTCGTAGATAGCATCCGAAGCAACCGTGATGGTTTGAATCGGAGTGGGGAAGGCAGGGTATCCAAGAGAAGGATCCGAAGCCAGCTTACCACTAAGAGCCACACCAACAAAGTTTGCACCAATGTTGGCTACCGAATCGCTAAGACCAGCAGTACCCAGCGAAATAGGTTCAACCCATTTGTTGGTTGAATCCCAAACAAGAAGGTCACCTACGCTGACAGCGGTAGAAGCCTTGGCAGGAAGCTGAAGCTCCGTAGTGCCGGGAGGAAGAACAAACCGTCCACCATTAAAAATCGTACTCATTGAGATCTCCTAGAAAAGGTTAGTTTTTCAACCAATCAGCCAATCCCTTTTCAGGGATCTTCGACTCTTGTTTTGTGGGTACTGGAATCGAAGTCTTGGGAGTGCTGACAGCTTCAGACAGCGCAATGCGAGTAATCTGACGAACAGCAGCTTCTCTTGGAAGCAAAGACAAATCGCTGATCATCTGGGAATCAGCCTTAACTTTTACTTGTTCACACAGTTCTTTAAGCTCACCAATAAGCTTAAGACGAGTGACTGCTACAGATTCTTTCTTTTCTTCAGGATCTGTATCGTTTGGTTTGTCGTCTGCATCAGCGTCTTCAGACTCGGATTTCTTACCGGGTCCCATAGAATCTTTGGAAGGATCGACAGGAGGCTTGGGCTCTCCTTCCATCATGCCATAAGCTTCTTTGATTTTATCCATTTTGTTCTTGTCATCAGAATCCTTGTCGCCAAGAGCTTCTTTGACTTTCTTACAAACTTCGCACATGGAAGCTTCTTGTACAGGGTGGTCACCCTTAACAATGTCCACATGAGTTGAATCTTCTTTGTCAGCCATAGTTGACTCCGATAAAGAGTTACAGGTTGCAGGATCAGCTACAAGATCTACAGAATTTACTTTAGAGATTTTGTAGACTTGTTCAATACCACCTTTGAGCTTCCGTACCAAACCATCCGCTGAATGAGAAAATCCCATTGCGTCTGGCATTCGCTCTGCGGCTTCTACTAGGCGTTCCGCCATAGGATGTTTTTCTAGGTATACCAAGTCTCCATAGAGACCTTCACCTTCAACAAAATGCACATTGATAAGTCGTCCCAGTCGGTCATGCACAGAGCGTGGAACTTTATTATCAATCGTATGATCTACATTAACAGGTGCCCCTTCATACAGAGGCACGGCTTCTTTAATGGCTTCTGGTGTATACTCACGACCATTTTTAGAAATAAAGCCAAGCAATTTTACATTACGAATAATGCAAGCTTGCTTATCTACTTGCAGTTTGGCTGCACCTAGACTAGCTTCTGAAATATTGATCGTGATAGATTTGGATCGTGTGGCCATAATATTAAGTTACACTCCTTTGTTATTTGTTGTCAAGTTACCTTTTCCTTTTTTTATTTTTTTTGTATTTGCAATAGGTAGCTCTAGATCCCCATCTTCAGCGTTAAGATTAGGGATTTGCTTTTGAGGCAAGTTGATATCATTATCTGCATTTTTCTCTGGGTTGTACGCTTGTTCTGGAGGAGGAGCAGATTGACTATGCTCTTCCGCCATGTAATCCTGTTCTTGAGAATAGTTCAAACCAGTCTCAGATGCAATCGTATGTTTGGATTTAATACCCATATCAAAATAAATTTGATTGGCTCTGGCTTCTGCACCCCTATCACGGACTTCCATAGCAGGAGCAGCCACATCAACTTGCACATGGGTTTCCCACTCTACTGGAATCTTTCCAGCTAACGCTGCAATATCCAATACCTTATGTAGGATCTTTTTGAATACTCGTTTGTAATCCCTTTGCAAACGCAGGCAAGTGCGTAGGAAGGGAGATTCTGCTGTAAGTGAGGAAGCGTATGACATGGAGTCTGATCGTGCGCTTACAGCCCATTCTGGGGCACTCCAACGCATACCCGCTGCACGAAGAACAGCTTGCAATACTTGAAGGTGGGGTTCTACATTGGTAGCACCCGGAGGTGGTACATACTTGGTTCCTCCCGGAATATCCAAGAAAGATCCCGGTTGAAACTGTTGGTAACCCTGAAAAGATTGTGGAGACATACCCGGATAAGGGAATGGGGGAACAGGAGTAGCTCCAGTTTGACTGTCCAAGAAATCGTCTACCTGCTGCATAGACGCTGTTTGATGCTCTCGTACCGCAGCAATCGCTGACTGAACAGCTGCACCTTCACCAATGTTGCGAGTTAGTTTTGCAGCTAGTGTAAAGGATTCCAGCGTATTAAAACTAAAATCAGGTACACCCCTTTTCATTGCGCCTGTACAGTTAATTTTGTAATGCACAATGTCTTCGGGTTTGACAGCTTCATCAGTTAATCCCTGATAAGCTTCCGCACCAAAGTAGCGAACATTGTATTCCAAAATATTCTGGGTGTCTAATGGATCTGTTTTAATCCCAAAGATATAGTCTTCTTCCAGCGTCCCTCCCGGTTGAGTTACACATTCTGGTTCAACAAATCGAACTTCAAGATCCCCATCAGCTTGGGGATACATACGCAAAAACATTTCCCCATCAATACGGGTACGCTGAAAGATCTCTTCCTGAAGAGCTTCAAAGTTATTCTCTTCCATCCAATGGGTAATAAGTTTCTGGCATTTTTGAGCAAGTCTATTTTTGGTGTCAGACTTACAACTTACATTGAATCCGGTAGAAATGACATAGCTTGTGAGGGTAGTAATAAACCCTGAGGCATTGGACACAGTACGGTAACAGTATCTACTAGCATTACGCATCAAAGCCAAGTCTTGTTCATTCCGTACAAACGGATAATCCGCACCATATGCACGATCTCTGGGATTGTTGTTAGCCCAGATACCTACGCCAAGATAACCGGAGTTTGCCCTGTTCAATACATCCGCAATGTATTGTTGAGGCATATACAGGTCACCCCAAGACTCCTTAAGAGTTTTGGGTTTGACGGATTGTGTGTTAATGTTGAATGCGTCAAACTGACCCATGATTAACTCCGAATTCCTTGTATGGATGGCTTTAACTTATTATTGCATACGAAGATGAGTGAACGCAATGCTAGTTCCAAACTGTCAGGACCATCATCATGTTGGCTGGAAGGAAACATTTTAAGTTGGTCTACCAGCAATTTGGATCCAGAAGATTTTGTAAATTGAAACATCTTCTGTTCAAGATATGGACCTAATCTACGAATGCGAACTTCTTTCTTCAGCGTGTTCTGTACACCCTGTGCAGGTACTCTAAGTCCAGCTTTCTGAGCTTTTCTTGTAAGGTTTTCCAGAATCAGGGACTGAAACATATTGCTTTCACAGGTTACAAGATCTGGTCTGTACTGACGAACCATATCAATAACTTGGTCAATCATAGTCTCTGTAGACATACGAGCCATGTACACATGACCTAAAAGTTTTTTACTTTTGGTTCTAGCCAAAACAGTTATCGCTGAGTAATCCCCATGTTTGCTGTCTGAACCTTTGGAAGGGTCAATTGCTAACACACAAGCTTCCAGTTCATCTTTCTTAGGCCAGTCTCCTTCTAGCCATATGTGATCAGCAAACAAGTCTGGTGCCCATTCCTGAGCCCCTTCAGATGAAGGGTTACATTGATAAAGGGATTCCCATTCTCTGGAGCCTACAGAACTTTTGGTAGTAAGCATATCTGCCAAACTGTATTTGTTTGGCCAGATAGGTTCTCCGTGTTTTCTTGGATCCTGAGGGTTTAACATTCCTTCCGCAATAGCAGGAAAGCTAATGTATTCAAATTGGTCAGCATCCGATTCTTCTTTCATCTTGGTGAGAATGTCACCAATCAAATCGTCTGGATGCCAACGGGTTTGTACGACAATGATACGGACATCTTTTTCTGCTCTGGTACGGAAGGTGGACTTGTACCATTGCTTGACTGTATTGCGAATGGTAGGGGAGTCTGCATCTTCACGGTTACGGAAGGGGTCGTCTACGATCAACCAGTGACCACCCATACCCGTAATTGCACCACCTACACCCGCTGAACGATAGAATCCTTTGTGTCCTACGATTTCAAACAGGTCAGAAGTTCTTGTATAGTTTTCTGATACTGCACCTCTACCTCCTGAGGTTTCACTAATCGTAGTTTCAGGAAAGAGTCTTTTGTATTCTGCGCTGACTAATACCCTTTGCACATCCCTGTTGATACGACTGGATAGGTCAGCACCATAGGAACAAGCAATGATCTGAGTGTTTGGATTCTTACCAAAGAGGAATGCAGGAAGTCTTCTGGAAATAAGCTCTGATTTACCCATTCGTGGAGGAATTGCTAATGCGAGTTTTCTCAAAGCATTAGGATGATCTGGAGGTAACAACATCCTGTCTATCTGATCGCTGATCAATTGATGATGCCAGTTAATTTCATACTCTGGCATTGTGTATGTAGAAAAATTGATCAGGTGTTCCCTAGCCAACTTTCTGTTAGCCAGTTCATCCAGCAGGCTATCATGATCCGTTGACATTCGTTCGCTCCACTTCCTCATGACTCAGGATAGAGTCATTGGAAATCTCATTAGGTTTAATTTCAATCACTTGATTGCGCTGACTGATACGCTTCTCTTTAGCTCTCTGAGCTACAAGCTCTTCCAACTGACTATCAATCATTTTGGAAGGATCTGTAACCATCTCATGAGTATGTTTGATCTCAGATTTCTCAGTGTATCCTTTCGATTTACCTAGGGTTTTAAGAACCATTTGTACAGCCCATCTCTCACCCATCTGGATTGCATCCATCAGGTGTGACTCAGCGAGATCTACTAACGCTGAACGATACCCCTTTTGCATTTCCTGAAACTTGGGTCTGGAAGCAATGAACCTACTCAGTCGGTAAGGAGTAACATTCAAAGCATCAGCAGCTTTAGTTACAGAACCATTCGCTGAACGAAGAGCAACAGACACTTCTCTTGCTGTGAGATACCTGTTAGGAGCAGAGTATTCACTTAAGTCTGTGTTGTCCATTTCTCACCTTACTTATAATTTCATCCAATTGCTTTACGCTGAGTAATAACAACTTATCTTTATTATACAGCTTGGCAATAGTAGTCTCTTGATCATCTGTAAGTTCCCATGGATACATACCACCGCTGAGTAATGTCTCCACCAAGTCAATGTATTTGGAAGTGACTTCAGGATTTACACTAAGTGACTTTGCAGCATCATAAATACTGGAGATGTATGGTTCCTGTAGCGTAGGAGAATCCTGACAGATGGTTACATTTTCCAAGTCAGTTTGATCGCTTATGTAGAATACATTCTTGTCTGTAGGTCTCCAACTGACCTCAATTCCATTAGATTTTAATTTGTTAAAAATAGAGAATAAAGTAGCTTTTATTCTATTTCTAATGCTTCTTTTTACTTCTTTTGTTAGTTTATCATACTTATATGATGCACATAAATATATAGGTAATTCATCATATTCGCTGTAGTAATCTACCCCTTCTTCTGTAATAAAGCAAGCACTATAGATATCTTTGTCTGGAGAGTTCTTTAAATGCTTATACCCAATATTAAAGAATTCCTCTTCACCTTCCTCTTTAGTTTCACCAATACAACCTAAGAAAGGTACAGGTTCAATATACTTGGGTAAAAGTAAAGCTAATGAAATAGGATTGGTATTAGTCATAATAGGGTTCTCACCTACACTATACCAACTACTTGGAGTAGTCGTAGCTTACGCTACTTAGGTTTAAGGATAACCCCCCTTACCCCCCTTAGGTTTCTAAGGAAGGTAACACCAGCTGGAGTACATTAAGGGCTTCTAACCCACTCCCAGTAAGGATCTCTTACCTAGTTCACTAGGAACCATAGCTCTTGGCCTTTGTAGGTATAATACCTTGTAGGAACCAGATCGTCAAGGGGATGCGCTGATGAAGACTTTCAAGGACATAGATAAGGACGAAGTCTCCTGTGAATACTGGAAACACGAAAAGAAAATCTATCTTATTACAAGTGGATATCAAATAGCTGGATTCTTGTTTACTCCAGCGGTAGCTAGGAAATTGGGTAAGTATCTGATAGAACTTGCTGACAAAGCTACTGCTGTATCTAAACCACCTAAGAATAAGAAATAACAGACAAAGTTAGTAGTAGTAAAAGGTTTTTGTTGTTGGGTATATGGGGGTCTAATTTTAAAAAAGGTTAGAAAAACTTTTTGGGTCCCCTTTTATATAGGAGTATAT